GGTAGCTTCATTAGTTTGAGAACCAGTTTCTGTAGGATCTGCAGTGAACAAAGCTACATATAAACTACCCGCTGTTGAAGAAGGTTGTAAACCAGAAGAATCCCCAATATTAGCTATAGCTGTATTATTAAAGATTAGTTCTAGTATATCTGTTTCGAAAGTGTTAGTTTTACTCATTTTAGTTTTTTTAAACAAAATGTGGTATGCCTATATGATTAAGCATACCACATGGCAATATTAATTATAGAGAATATATATGGTTACGAAGCATCTTGAGCTATTGCTCCTAGTATAAGGTTAGTACCATCAAATACTCCAACCAATAAATCTACTGCATCTGTAGAAGCAGTTACAGTTACATCTGTTAGAATATTGGTACCCCAAGTTATTGTTCTTGCAGCTGTAGCATCCTGAACTATTTTTAGATAAATCTTTTCTCCAACTTTTAGTCCAGAAACAGTAGCATTAAGGGTTATATTAGCACTACCCAGAAGCAATTCTTGGAATGGGTAACTTACAAAATCCAAAGTTACTGCAGTTTGTGCAGCAAGAGTGGTTGTATATTTTGAAGATCCCATTACTTCATTTCGAAACTCTTCTATCAACTTGGGTTGAAATACTAATTCTAATATATTAATTAGGGTTATACGACTCATTTTATTAAGTTATTATGTTATTCTTCCTCCAGGTCAACTAAATGTCCTACCATATCGTTCTTATTTAGCTTACTAAAGGCTACTACTTCCTCTTCAGTAAGTTCATAATTTTCTTTATAATAGTCCAATAACTGGGATTTACTCTTTCCCTCTAAAGCTTCTTTTAAAGAGATTTCCTCGGGATCAACAACATCTACTTCTCCATTTAAAGTCCTTAAATACTTTTGGTATTCTTCCTCGGTAGCTTCAATAATATGTCCAGTACTAAGAGCTCTTTTAAATTTACCAGAAGTAGTATGTAGCCTATTAGCTATAAGTACTTGGTTTTTTGAAATAGAGAAACCTGTAAATGTATCATGAAAAGATAATGCATGCTTTCCGCATTTTATAAACTTAGCCATAATTACTTTGTTGTTAAATATTAATCAATAGTTACATTTTGGTATGGGTCTACATCCATGGCTGTTGGCAGTGGAGCAGCTGCTATGGTTTGGGATCTATCTATTACTATAGTTGAATCAGTAAATAGCTTAGCAAAACCAGTTTGAAGCGTTACGTAGAAAGCCTCAGTTTGATTAGATACTATTCTTTCAGACTCTACCTTTAAAGGCCAACCATTAAATTTGATAATAGAAGAGGATGGGTCCAATATAATGGCTTTGTCATCTGGTACATTACCATGTACGTAAAAATTAGTATTCTGAGGTACTGGGGATTTTAATACAAGATTTTCCCTGGGCTGACCCATTACTGGTGTTTTAAATTCTGGTAAATCCAAAGTATCGATAGCTATTTCTTCTCCACCTATAAGAGTACTAGGAACTCTTCCCATACGTCCCATTCTTACCCATATAGTTAACAAGTCCTTATAGGTAAGGCTAGTTCCTGTAGCAGTACCAACTACTGGAGCTGCCTCTGAACCATCTGTTTGTTCTCCATTAAGAAGGCAATCAATTGCAAGTACGTCAGTAGCATGTCCCATTTTAATACCAAAATCCCTTAGGAAAATAGATACAAGGTTTATTGAAGCATAAGTAACAACCTCATCGGTTAATTTTATACCTCTACCAACCTTATATAGTTTAAATTCCTTAGAGCCATAGCTTACAGTTCCCAAAGGAATAGTTTCCCCTTCACCTACGTACCTAGGAGCAGCATCTGACATATTAATATGTGGCATAACCTGCCTTAAACCCCTCATCTGTTCTTCTGCAGCTATAATATTGGGATAAATAGGAGCTGCCCTATATCCTAACAGAAGGGCTGTTCTAAATATTTCGGGGATTATCCACCTAACATCCATTTCTGGGGTTGTTACTATATTAGAGACTGTATCAACTGAAGAATCGATACCGAGATCAGTTAGAAAAGCCTCAAAACTTATTTGGTGGTGTTCTTTTAGAATGTCAGAAAATGTTACATCTGAAGGACAATCCTTATCCATTCTTAAAGATTCTGCTAAAGAGACTAGATCCCTAACTTTTCCCTTAAATTTACTCTTTTCAAATTTTCTAGTATTCATAGTATTTCTTGTTTTCTTTTAATTTTAAAAGTTATGGTCTAGTGATTATAGTAAAGCTACCCTTACTACATCTCCATCATCTCCACCCTCTATAGCCCAACCTATTTGGTTAGTTGCACTAACTGAGGCATCGTCTATTAGTACATAGCCAGTAGTGGCATTATATACTGCAGAACTACCAAGTCTAACTGGTCCAGCAGCTAAAGAATCAGTCTCACATTCTACGAATAGAATAGCATATGCTTTTAATACAATAGTTACTAACTCACCTGCTGTACCATCATGTAATGAATACCCTATGATTTGCTGAGTGGTGCTTGCAGTACCTGCTGCTTCAACCTTTCCATCTGCAGCTATTACAACAGGTTGTCCCTTGTATACTGTTTTACTAGTATTCACTTCAAATTCTTCACTAAGCTTATGGCTCTGTGATTTTAGAATAGTAGTTGTAGTGGTATCTCCGAATAAATATGGCATTTCCTTAAATTTTTATGGTTTCTATGTATTTCAAAACTTAATATATTTATAAATAAACCAGTCTAGTTATTAGTTTATTCTTCCCTTAACCAAGAAGGTAATTTATTTTTCTTACCCTCTATAAGCTTTTCCCTAGTAATACTTATGCTATTACTATCTATTTCACCCTCTACAGTTGGGTCAGCTGAAGCCCTTGTGACATCGTGAGAACCGCAGGATTTACATGTAAAACTATATTCTCCCTCGGTTATCTTCTCATACTGTTTATGGAGAGATTGTAAAGTTTTATAATCTGCACCCTTTATGATTGATAATATATTAGTATCTAACTCACCATCTTTTAGAGTAAGCTTATACAATCTCTCAGTATCAGCCCTCAAAGTATCAGTAGCACTTTTACCTACTTCTGAAAAAGATATTTTATCATTTAGGTCTTCAGGTATACTAGATTTAAAAGCCCTTAAAGTAGTTATCTCATTTTCTATGGCTTCTTTACCAGTAAGATCAAGTATAACTAAAGGTTCTTTAGATTTTTCAAAAGCCTCTTTCATTTTTGCTAAATCTACACCCTTAATTATATCAGAGTAGTTAGTTTCGTTTAGTGATTCTTTTTCAAAACCGAAAAAGGTTTCAAGAAATCTTAAAATATCATTCATTTCATCAAAATTTTGGTTATTATTTTCTTTATTCTGTATTACTTCATTGTACTCTTTCAAGTCTTTCCAATCCCATATTTGGGGTTTATTATCATTATTGATGTCCCCTTTAAAACTAGCCCTGTCATTAGCATAATTTGGTAAAACTATCTTTCCATCGGGTCCTATTTTTTGAGCATAAGGGTCTGCCCCATGTCCAACTAAGGATGTTTCATGATAAGCTAATATATCTATAGCAACCTTTTGTATTAAATTACCAGCCTTATCATACGTAGCTAATTTATTTCTAAATTCATCATCTGATAATTCTGGATGAGACTTTTTCCATTTAAAATTCACAGTAACTGAATTGGCATGTATTGAGGGGGGGTCCATCATTATTCCCCTAGCTATACGGGGATTAGATTTACCGTCTATCTTTAACACTGCATTAATACCAGCAGGTACTTTTATACCATTAGCAGTATAAGCTTTTTGCCATTCTACAGACTTAACAGTACCTATAGCATTACCAACTGCAGTTTCATGTTCTACATTAACAGTTTGCCCTATTAACTTATACATACTTTTCTTCAGGACTGATTCTGGAAAATATATTGGATTATATTTAGCGTGTACTGATACATTAGATAACATCCTAAATATGGGTTCAATAAAATCTGAATCTTTAGGGTTTAAGTCTTCTTCTGTTACTTCTGGGTAATAAGTATTATAGTTTGGTGAAGAAACATCAAATAACCCAAATTTGTCTAGTTCTTGGGGTTCTGCTTCTATTTTATCATTAACCTGATACATTTGTAGTTTATCTGGTTTATGGCTAATGATTATAGAATGGCCTGCTCTTAAGGTTACTGATTCTTCATATATTTGTGTTTCCATTCTTATTAATTTTGTTATAGAGGATTTATTAGTATATGATTATTGATTTTATAGTCTAGTTATTTACTTTTGTTCTCCCTTCTTAGGTTGTGGTTTAGATTTTTCTCTTGTTTTTTTATCACTTTTATCATTTTGGTCCTGCCTATTGTCTTTTGAAGCTCCGTCCTTGTTTAAATCTCCCCTTGGTTCTTCTGCATCTGGTTTATCATAACCTAATTCGTCAGCAGATTGTTGCATACTAATTATGCCCATCATGTACTTATTATATACATTACGTATTTTATATTCTTGGGCCTGTTGAAATTTTAATTCATCAGTTATAGTAGAGGGGTTAAATTCTACTGAAAGGCTTTTTATAGGATACCCCGCCAATTTCAATTCTAAAAAATATCCAAATTCTAAGTTAGCTGAAACTAGTTTTTGAACATTCTGTAATTGGGATAGCATTTTAGTAAATATGATATTTATACCAGTCTCAGAACCAGAACTACCTACACCTAAAAACTCTGGTGCAATTTTTAAACCATTAGCTACCTTAACTTCATTTTGGTCATAAAGAGCGGGTACTCCAGATATATTCTTAGTAGTAGAATTAAAATCTATTTCATGATCATCTATGAAACCAGTTACTATTCCATCATTAATACCATCTTTTAAATTATCCTTAGTTTCTGTTAGTATCCCCTTTAACCTAGTTATATAGTGTTCATCGGATTCACCAACTTCTTGTGATGGTTTTGCCATTAATACTTGTAAAAATCCCAATAACCCTATTTGACCTATTATAAATCTTAAATTCTTATCCATACTACCCTGGGTAGTTAAAGAATTTAAGGCTGTTAAAAAGGGGGGAATACCATAAGGAATATCTGTATCTCCATTTAAACCAAAATACTTATAGGTACTATTATTTAGTTTAACATACTTATCCCCAATCCTATTAGTAAATATATTAGTACTCTGTTTTTGATAAGGATGAAATCTTAACTTTTTCCTATTCCATTGAAACCTTATTGTTTCTGGGTTAACTAAAGCTAAATGACTAATTCCTTTTAAGTCGTTGCTAACTACCCATTCATTAGATAGTGCCCCCCCTATCCATATTTGGGAAATCATTTTATTAACTAAACCATTCATACCAGCTACTCCATCACCCCAATACTTTTGTTTATCTCTTAAATGTTGTCTCATTTCTTTTTGCTGGTCCTTAGATACAGTAGGATCAAATTTAATCCTATGACCGGTATTAGTTAACTGAACCATATCATTCAGAGCTAAACCAACGTCTTCATTTACCCAAGATAGTTTTCTAATAACTGGAATATATTCAGCCATATATCCTGGGTTTACAAACATTACACTATCTTTTATCTCATAAGTAGTGTAATCATCTAGAACAGGTCTGCTCTTTCTACCAGTAGGTACAATAAAGTCTTTTTTTGGTTCTTCTATATTACTAGTTATATTTTTTTCCTTTTTAGTACGAAAATTAAAAATACCCATAATGATAGTATTGATTATTCTTAATAGTTGGTAGTATTGAATTTATTGTGGGGCAATTACTGTGGTTGTTACTTTACCCTTTCTTACAAAATTGGTAATAGATTCTCCCATTATGCTGTCGTCTGTGTAACTATCCCCATCTTCTAAGATATCCTCATCATCTGAAGCCCTTGAATGTTTGCCCATAGCAACTGGTCTATTCCTTTCATCATAAATAAATGTATAGGCCTCTTGAACAAAAAATTTATTGGTAATTACTATATTGTCATTTCTTATATCCTCTTCTAATTCATCTATGATAATTGGCCTATTCTTTTTATCTGTATACCAACCCGGTATTTTAGATTTCTTTGGCCTTGAGTCACCCTTCTCTTTTAGGAACTTTGTTGTATAAAAAAGATTTGGATAACCATGCTCTTGTATCTTTGTGGTTACAGCTAAACCTATATCATTACTTTCTGGTGCTAATAGAGCATTATTCCATTTCCTACCCTCTTTCATTAATAGTTCAGCAAAATCTCCTACCCCCATTTTTCCTTTAAAGAAAGAAACTTCTTCGCCAGTTCTTGACATATTTGAAAAAGCAGAGTAATCTCTACTCCTACCAGTTGCTATATCAGCTCCTATAAAATACCTTTCTCCTTTTACGGGTAAATTCATCGTTATTAGATTACCATTAAGAGATATATCATGAACTATAAATTCTGTTAATGAATCCTCTATAGCTTTTATATCCATTAAATCAAAAACTGAATTACCTGAAGTTAGAAAGTCTCCATCTATTTCCTGGGCTGTTCTTCTTGGTCCTAAAGCCTGAGACATTGTTCTATACCATTCATCATCCCTATCTGGGTGCATTCTCCAATAAAGACGAATAGGGTTAAATTCATTACCCCCTGCTACAGCATCTACCCATTGTTTATGGAAAAAATTACCTATACCATAGGGGGTAGAATTTAAGATAGCAGAACCACCAGTTGAAAGTGTGGGGAAACCAGCTGCCCATATTTGACTTGCCCATCTAACTATAGCTGCTTCATCTATTACCAATAAGGAAACTGCTTCAGATCTACCAGCATCTTCTGTAGTAGGTATAGAGGTTATCATACTACCATTACTAAACTCGATTTCAGTTGATGTATTATGATTAATAAATTCTGATTTAGTTATATATGAATGGTTATTCTCAACCTCTATATCAACTATGGTTTCTGTAGTTATATTCTCTAGTTTTATTTTAGAAACATATATATTAGATCCGGATATGCCCCTCCTATATCTACTTACTTCCTTAGTTGTTAGATTTAATCTATTAGCTATAATAGAACCAGTATTATAACCGTTACCTAATTCATTATCTAATTTTTTTATTTTAGCTAAAGTAATTAGATCTATATTAGTTAACCTATAATTATTATTAACCAGTATTCTACTATTCCTATAAGCCTTTTTAGTATTATCGCTTAAAGTTATACTTTGTAGATTAGTAATATAGTTATGGGTTTTTATGTTATCTATATGATCTATTATATTACCTGTTTTTATTTCTCCTTTAAAAGTTTCCCAAACTAACCTGTGTACAGAATACCACTTATTATTAGCTTTACCCTTTAGTTTTACCCTTTCATGTCCCATTATCCTTGTAGACATTCTATATAATTTTTTAGGATCTTTGCGTTTTAAATAATTTGATGAATATACTTTACCTAAATTAGATACATAATAACCTCTGAATTTAGTTTCCTTTATTACCTCTTTTATGGGGGGTTTAGTCATATCATTACATATACCATCTAAATAGTCGGTATCCCAAAATATACAAGTTAAATCTTTTTCTATTATCTCTTTTACAAATCTCCAGCCATCAGTTGTAAGTAACTTATGGTTATGTGTACAGCTTAAGGATTTACCATATTCATTTTTTATGTGATAAGTTTCTAGATTACCTTTATTTACACTTTTTAAAACCCTTTCAAATGTCCCCTCATGGGTTAGTACTTTTAAATTCAGGTTTGATACATCTATTATACCTTTTACTTTTGGGGTAATATCCCCTATTTTAAAATCCCCTTTATCTCCAACTAATATAGTATCCTCAGTTACACAACCTATATCGCTACCCCTACCATTAACTACTTTTACTTTTAGGAAATCTGGTAAATTTCTATATACATATTTAATCCTTCTTAATACCTTTTTAGCAACCCGGTCTTTTATGGATATTATTTGAATGTTCTTATTGCTCCTATACATTGCAAGCCATAAACAAAATAGAGCAATAAGCTCTGTTAGACCAGCTTGTCTAAATTTTAAGATGATATTAAACCTGTTTACTAAAAAATGGTATAATACACTTTTTTGATAATCGTATAGATCAAATTTAACTTTACCTTTAACTGGGTGAATAACTGAAGCAAAGGTTGAAAATAAAAACGGGTCATTATATACCTTGTTTAAAATCTTTAACTGCTCAGAAGTTATTCCTTTTCCCGATTCTAATATTATTTTTCCCATAGATACTATAACCTATACCGAATTTAAAATTACTGGATTTAATATCTAATAGTCCAATGTCGGCTGAAGTAAATACTTTTATTTTTCTGTTGGTAATTTCCAATTGATTAGTGATAAATGGAGAAGTTCTAGGTATATCTAAACCCATTCCTATATAGTAATTGAAACTAGGTCCGTAGTTTGAAACTTTATGAACAGACCTTGTTAAATTATTTTCATAATCCCATCTATAATCAAAATAAGTTAAATTGATTGGCCAGTTAAAAGAATTAACATTACCCTCTATGTTGAGTAATGAAATATTTAAAGAATCCTTTGATAAACCTAAAGAAAGTAATTTAGGGTTTTTAGGAAATTGCTTCAAATAATATTCACTGATAAGAATAGAATCTCTTAGTTTAAAAATAATTAAGTCCTTATCCTTAATTATCATTGATAAGGAATCTATAGAAGTAGAATCTACTAAGTATACCTTTACCACCTTTGGAGGAGTAGGTACCTCATAAGGAACAGGTACTTCATAAGGCTTATCTACATAAATAGTATCAGTTTTGTAATTGTACACTATATCAGGTATAGAATCAGTTTTACCGAACAAAATGTAAATTAACAAAATCAATATAGCCCCTATTCCTACTAAGTATAATACATCTTTACTTTTCATAATTATATAAGTATACCTTAGAGGGATTAAAAAAATAATAATAATATTATATATATACTACGTATATAATATTATTATTTTTAATCCCGTGGTAACTATTAATATAAAATTAGGATTTTTGGGATTTTGAGGTCTTCTTAGCCTTTACCTTAACCTCTTCAATTTGGTAATTTTTCTTTACCCCAATTATCTCTTCCTGAACTTCTTTCAGGGCTTCAATAAGGGGAGGATAAGGAAAAATATCCGACTTATCCTGTCTCACAGTACAATGGGCATGGATACCTGGAATATGGTTTTTCACTACATCAAAATCGTATTCAAATATTTTTTCTATATCCCCATCAAGGCTAAGAGAAGGGAAATCAAGGTATAATTTACCTATTAACCATTTCAAAGATTCTATCTGTTCATTAGAATAGGCATGCCAATAAGTGTGGCCTTTCCAAGGATCAGCAAATGAATAACTTTCTGAGGGATTTATTACTGAATAGGTACTTTTATTTGGCCATAACGGATAAAATCTAAATATATTATCTACTAACCTTAATGGGCCAGCAGATACTATTTCTATACCTATAGAATGTTTTTCTTGCCAGTTATCATCTCCTTTAATACCCAGATGATAAGCATGTACTCCTGGGTCAAAGCATTCTATAATCTCTCCCTTACGGCCTATAATATATGCTGTACCAACTCTTTCTGGTGTAGAATTCCACCATCTCCAGGCACTTTGCCAAGTAGTACTTATAGTATGGTGAAGGAATAGAGAGAATTTTTCAAATTCTTCTGTAATGTATTGACCATTAGTCAAGTGTTTTTTAATTATTTGCATAATATTTTCTTTAATTGTTTATAGAACCATTTACTTATCTCATATGGAGGGGTTTTTGTAACTGTTGCCCTTCCTTTATTAATACAAAAATTTTTACGGTTTGGGTCAAAATATAATTTAAATCTATCTGGTATACCTTGTATTCTTGCTAATTCTCTGGGGGTTAGCTGTAGCCCTAACTGATTAAATTGTCTATTAGCTTTACGGGCAACCATAGGGTATTTCTCATCTAGATTTCTATATACTCCTGGTGCTGTTGTAAACTTACGATCTGTTACTGACCACCTAGTGTTATTAGATTTTAGCCATACTTCTTGAGCTTCTCTTAAACTTAGCTTATAACCAGAATACATGGTTATCATAGTATCTAAATCCTCTCTTATATGCCCGATTTCTGGTATTTCTTCTATACCTAAATTACCCCTTAGTTCTCCACTATTCTTTATACTTTTTACCTTATATATAGAGTTAAAATGGTATTGTATGTCATTTATATTATCCTTAAATGAGGCTTTCTTTATACCTATTAAAATTAACCTTACCCTAGTTATTTGAGAATTACCCCATTTTGATAAACTACCAGTATGACATATGAAACTAT